AGGGTGATGTGATAGGGCTTGCCCGTCTCCGGGGGTAGGGGCGGCTGGGGCTCCGGCTCCACGGCGGTTTCCACCGTCACCATCACCCGCTGTCCGCCCTCGCCCTCCCCGGCCACCAGGGAGACGTTGCGGTACTTGGAACTGTCGTAGGAATACTCCGATTCCATTACGTCGTCCAGCTCCGTGGAGTAAAACACCGGCTCGTTGGCGTTCTGGTCCACACTCCGGTCGGCCCCTGGCCGGGTCCAGAACTCCATGCAGGGGACAGCGGCGTTGAAGCGTACCCCAAAGGCCACCTGATAGGTCTCCCCCAACTGTTCCAGAGCTTCCAGGAGGGTGCCGCCGGTCTTTTGCACCCGGATACTCTGCCCCCCAACGGGGGCCGCCAGAGACACCAGCCCCGGTAGTTTTCGGGCCTTCACGTCCCCTCGGGTGGGGGCGATAGCGCTATCCTCCACAAGCTTGTGCATGATGGCCGCTGGGGTCCCGCTCAGGTCATATTGCCCCCAGAGGATACGCCGGTCCAGCAGGCCCGTCAAATCCCGGCCCTTTACGGTGATGTAAGGCCCCTCTGCCCCTGCCTGCTGCTCCACGTGCTCAATGATACCCGCCGTGTCCCCGGCGATCCACAAGATATTCTCCGGCACCAGCAGGGCCCGGGATTCCTCCGCGATGATGGATTCCAGGGAAAACGACCCGGCGGAAAAGGCTTTCTCCGCCCAAATCACTGAGCGCTGGATTTCCAGGACCCCCACCAACTCAAGGGCCGGGGTATAGACTTCTAGTTTCAGCTCCATCTATTCCACCTCTAAGTAGAGCGGGGTATAGTACAAGGTCACATCCATGTTGGGCCGCTGGTCCAGGTCGGCGCAGTCCAGGGCAATCAGGTTTTCCCCCGGCTGCAACTGTATCCAGGAGGTGCGGTAGTCCCGGTACTTGATAAGGTTTTGCTGCCCGCCGTCCGCCGTGTAGAGGGTGATGTGCTTGTTGCCGGGGATGGTACAGACTTCAAGCTGTTCCCCTCGAACGAACGTTCTGTTCACCCCGATAAACTTCCCCGTGGTCAGGTTATGTACCTTGGGGTTTGTTACCCCCCCAGAGAAGCGCAGGCGGACGATGACCCCGGTGGAAAAGCCGCCCCGATTGTTGACGGTGGTGTTATAGGCTTTGCCCTGCACCGCGAACACCAGGGGTGTCCCACGGCCCCAGTCGGTGGGGAAGTGGAAGCGCTTGCCCGTGGAATCGAAGGAGACAGCGGTATCCTCCTGGTCGGTGAAAAGGGGATAAGGGCAGGTGCCCTGGATGAGAAAGCGCCGGACCATCTCATTGTTCTTCTTGTACTCCGGGCTATACACCACAGAGGTGTCCGGGCGGAATTGTATCTTCTTGCCCTTGTATTCCAGAGCATAGTCCTCCACTGGGGAGATAAAGGCGTTGAGATAGTCGCAGCGGCTTTGCAGGTCCCCGGTGCCGCTGTCCATCACCCAACCAGTGATAGACAGCGGGCGGGTCCCCACGGTGGTGGAGACGATGCTTTCCCCCACCTGGTTGTAATAGCTATAGGTTTGGTGCTGGCCCTCCACCTGGCCCCAGTCCACAGGGCCCAGCCAGTAGGACCAGTACTCGCCCTTTTTCAAAAAGAGCGTGCCCCGGCCCGTCAGAGAGGTGATCTTGATCTCATCTATCATGCAAAAACCTCCTTACACATAGCCCAGGGCCATACGCTGTGTGGTTTTCTTCCACTCCCGGGCGGCCTGGATGGCGTCTACAGCCACGGGGGAGTTGATGGTCACATAGGTGTTGCCGCCGCCGGTGGTGCCGGTCTGGCCCATCCCCTGGGGCTGTCCAGATGCCGAAAAGGCCAGGTTCGCGGGGGCAAAGTCCATGCTGTCCTTCATTCGGTTCACAATGGAATCCACATCCCGGAACAGTGCCGTGGAACCAGCGTCCAGGCCCTGTCCGCCGCCCTCCATAACGTATTGGAACACCTGCTTGGCCCACTTGGAGGGGGAGTGCTCGTCGAAGCCGTCTTTTCCGGTGAACCAGCCTTTGATCTTGTCCACCACGCCCCGGACCTTTCCTTTCAGCCATTCCACCTTGTCGGCGATGCCGTTCCAAAGCCCGGTGAGCATGTCCCGGCCAATGCCCTTGAAGTGGGCCAAAGCACCAGAAAAGGCTCCCTTGATGTCAGCCCATTTCCCCTCAAAAAATCCTTTCACATTGCCAAAAGCGGACTTTGTGTTCTCCCAGGCGTTTGAAAATTTTTCTTTGAAGAACGCGGGGGCTTCGGAGAATCGAGAAGAGATGTTTTCCCAGACCCCGGCAAAGAACTCCTTAGAGCTCTCCCAGGCGTTTTTCACCTTATCCCAAGCCCCAGTTCCCTTTTCCTTTACGGTCTCCCAAGCGTCGGCGGCGCGGTCTTTTACATTGCTCCAAACATCCGCAAGGAAGGCCTTGGCAGCAGTCCAGTTTTCTTTCACGTTGGCCCAAGCCTCTGCCCCTTTGGTCTTGACATTTTCCCATGCGGAGGCAGCGGAGGTTTTGACGTTCTCCCAAACGCCAGCGAAAAACTCCTTGGTTTCGCCCCATTTGGTTTTCACCGCGTCCCAAGCTGCGGCGGCTTTGCTTTTTATGTTCTCCCAGGCGTCAGCGGCCTTGGTCTTGATTCCGTCCCAGAGCCCGGAGAAAAATTCCCCTGCCGCGCCCCAGGCGTTCTTAATGGCCTCCCAGGCGTCGGAGAAAAAGCCGCCCAGGACTTCCGCCACAGTGGAAAACACATTCTTGATGCCCTCCCACACGCCTTGGAAAAACTCCACAATGGCCCCGAACGCATTTTTGATGGCTTCCGCCGCGCCCTTAAAGAAGCCAACAATGGCATCCCATATCGCTTTCACGGCATTTCGGAAATCCTCATTGGTATTCCAAAAATAAATCAGCGCCGCTACAGCCGCAGCGATAGCAGCGACCAGCAGGGCAATGGGGTTTGCCGCTAGAATGGCAAAAAGCCCTTTGGCGGCGGTGCCCACTTTCCCAATGACGCCAATTATGTTGGTCATCGCTTTCCCAATGCTTCCAACGGTGGTGATTACTTTCCCCAGAACCACAATGACAGGTGCCACCACGGCGGTTATACCGGATATTTTGAGGATAAGGTTTTGCGTGCTCTCGTCCAGGCTGCGGAATTTCGCGATCCCGTCGCTGATGAAATTCATAAGTTGGGTGAACACAGGGAGCAGGTTTTCCAAGATGGTCCGCTTTACGCCGTCAAAAGCGTACTGCATATCCTGCAAGCTGTCCTGGAAAGCGGCGGCATCTTTGACCGCAGTGTCCGACATCACCCCGCCGAGATCGTGGACCTTCTGGCGCATGGCTTCCGTGTCCTCGGCGGAGGTATTCAGCAGGGGGCCCAGCTCCATAGCCGAACGGCCCAGTAAATCCATAGCCAGCGCTGAGCGCTCCGAGCCCTCCGGCATTTCTTGTAGTCGGGAAATTACTGCTGCCAACGCTTCCTCTGGGGTCATTTGGTCAATTTCCATAAAGGAAAATCCTAGGGCGTCTAAGGCTGGAATTGCTTTGTATGCCTCGCTATAAAGTGATTCATACTCCTTGTTGTACTCATCTAGCGTAATCTTCCCGGATTCAAACTGTTCCTCTAGGGCTTGTGCTTTCGACGAAACATCGCTAGAAGCTGTTTTTGCATCCGCGAAAACGTTGTTAAGCGTTCGCATCCCAGACTGAAACGCAGACACTGATGTGCCACTATGTTGGAGAATAAAATCCCACTCTTGATAAGCTTGGGCGGAGATGCCGATTTTTTGCGAGTTTTTGTCGATGGCGTCGCCATACTCCGCCGTGTCTTTCGCGCCCTTGACCAGTCCCGCCGATAGTCCAGCCACCGCCACACCGCCAACCTTTGCCGCCGTAGCCAAGCCGGACTTGATCTTCTCGCCAGTGGTCTGGGTCTTCCCGCTGGCCTCATCCAGGCTTGTGGTATACTCGTTGGTATCCAAGGATATCTTTGCCGCCAGAGCGAACACATCCATGGCTCACTTCACCTCCTCCAACCCCGCTTTGATGTGGGCGATAATCTCCTCCGCCGTACGCTCGTCCTCCGGCGGAGGGTCGAGGATGTCCCGGAACCGAAGATCGAAGCATCTATTATGGGCAAAGCCCCAAAGGCTGTCGGTAACATAGAAGCGGTACGCCTTTTCCTCCTGTTCCCGCGCAAAGCGTGCAAGGCAGTAATTTATAAAACTTGTAGCGTTCCTTGGGCCTCGGTATTCTCCGATGCAGAGCCAGAGGAGGCCGGGGTCTGGCCCTGCAATCCGAAAAGCATGAGAAGCTCAGGGTCGGAGACCATATTGAACACATCTCGCAGCACCGTAGCCGCGCTGCAATGGTAGTCCGCCGGGTCCTTATCATCCAGAATGGCCAACATGGACATGATCTCTTTTGGGTTGTTTTGAAGCATCGCGGAGGCAAACTCCAAAACGCCCTTATTCCTCGCCTTGGCGTTCTCCTTGTTGGAAGCAATCGCACCAATCGGCCCCATCAGCTTTGCCACAACCAAAATGCCCTTTTCGTCTATAAACTCAGAAAGCCGCATTTTACGCCACCTCGCCTTCCACAGGCCCAGAGCTATAAAATTCCATAGGCATGGTATCCTGGTTCTTGATGGACACATGGCCAGTCAGTTCCATGGAAACCTGCCCTTTTCCATTTTTTGTGGTTTGCAGGGAGAAGCCACCGGTGGACAGGGCGTTGATCAGCCGAATAGCTACCATACCGCCGTCGGCCCGGTCGCCCACCCACCAGATGTCGGAGAAATCCGTCAGCTTCACATTGCGCCGGGGGGTAATCTTGCCGGTAGTGGGGTCAATGTCCGCCGCGCCCAAGGCAAGGCGGATGGATTCCGCAGAAGTCCCCAGGGATGTAAAGCCAAATTTGCACTTCCAGCCGTCCAGGTGCTTGAACTCCATCAAGTTGGTGGGCGCGTTGTCTACGTCCTCAGCAAAATCGCTGTAAGTAGGTACGCAGGAGGGGTTGATGCCTCCGGTGGTGGCGCAGATGATGTCCTCATCCTTGGGCGCCGCTCCCGTCTCCGGATCGAAGGTTTTCAACAACACACCAGCGTCCAGCTGCAAGCCCTCAAAGGTATCCTGGGGAATGACTGTAAATTTTCCCATGCTGCACTTCCTTTCCTAGTTTTCTGTCAGATATTCCGCCGTTACGTTGATGTAGCGGCGCTTGATGTTGGGGGATGTCTCATCGCTCAGAGATTGGCACCAGGGTGTGCCGCGCTTGAGCCAGATATAGCCGCCGTCGCAGGGTAGGAGCTTCCCGCCCTGTCCAATCGCCTCAGATAGCTCCCGGGCCTTGGCGTTGGGCGGTCCCTCCTGGGTGGTGAAATACCAAAGATTGACGGTCAGCCCAACTTCACCGCCATCCCAGGCGGAGGTGATAACCTCATAGGTCAGGTAGGGGAAAACCACGTCGTTTGGGACGGCGGTGGAGGGATAGGCCGCAATGCCGAAGCCGCTGAAAAACTGCTTGAGGACCGCTTCTTTCGTCATGTCGGAAGCCTCGTCTCAATAACATCCGCCTTCATGACCTGAATCCCAGCGGGACCAGGGGCTGATACAGGCTTGGATTGGACCAGATAGACCGCCGTCTCATCGTCCACCCGACGCAGATAGGTCCCCAGCTTCACCGGCGTGCCAACAGGGAAGAGGGCATTCTGAATGACCTCTATTTTCTGGGCCTGGGCAATCATCTTTTGCGTCTGGGTGGGATCATCCAGGGACATTTCCACGGTGGCTCCCGGCGTCCAGCCGGTCACCCAGCCGCCCTCCGGGTCATCCACGGTGGTCTCGTTCATGATGGTGTACTTTTCGTAGAAAGAATCCAAAAGGCTCATCAAATCTCCCTCAGCTTTCTGTATGGATTCAGCCGCGCCCGGAACGCCGACTGCCAGCCGCCGGAACCGGTGCTGTCGCCCGCGCCGCTGGCTTTGCTGTAGCTGTAGCCGCCGAAGCTCTCGCTGGTGTAGGGGCTGTCCACGGTGTCCTTGTACTTCTCCTGCCATGCGGCGATCTCTCCCGCCAGGGATACCACCGCCTTGGGCACCGCCAGGGCCCAGACAGCCCCCTGGAAGCTCTCATCCTGCAAGTCCGCCATCTCCGGGCCGTACTGGTGCAGGCCATCGTTGAACACGCTGCCCACGATGCGGAAATACTGCCCGGGGCGGAGGAAGGGCAGCGCGATGTGCCCGTCCTGGATGGTGTAGGTCCCGGGGATGATCTCCCGCTGAAACCAGTTGTGGATTTCTTTTAGGACTTGCTCAAGCATCACGCCGCCCCCTTCCTTATCTGCTGGCGCTCTTGACGGGTGCAGACTGGACAGAGGCAGCGGAAGCACCGCCAATGGTGCCCACGACCACGCCGTCCAGACGTTCGGCGAAGAGTTCCATGCCGTTGACCACCGTGTCAGAGGCGGTCATGTTGTTATAATCCGGCTCCTCGTGGATGCCGATATACCCGGTGGCGTCGCTGGTGAAGTTGAACGCCTCGCCCAAATCCGCCCCGTTGACAGGGATATAGTAGAGCACAAGGTTGTCCTGGGCGGTAGCGTAGACCTTCCCCTTGGGCACAGAGCTGTTGAAGAATACTCGCCCCAGGCCAAGGAAGTTTTCCACATAGGTCATGCCAAAGGCAGTCTGGGTGGTGATGTTGGCCGTAGAGAGGTAGTCTGCCACGTCCAGGGGGTTGAGGAAATACACCGCCTGGATAGTATCGTCCTCAAACAACACTTCCAGCTGGCCCCAGCACTGGGCAAGCGCCGACTGGAAGCTGTCCCCGGTGGCCGCTCCGGTTCCAGTGGCCAGGAAGTCGAAAAAGTCCTTGCGGATACCCTTCTGCACGTCCAGGAGCATCCGGTCGGTGGTCATGGTGACCGCCTGATCATAGCCCCGGTCCACGATGGCCTCGGCGCTGGTGGCCTTGCGCCACTTTTTGAGGGTGATCTCCTTGTAGTTGACCGCATCGGTCTTGTACTTGCTCAGGGGGATGGTCTCACCCTCGGGGACATTGCCGTCCTCTAGGGTCCCGGTGGCCTTATAGGTCTTGAGGACAGCCCCGGCCTGCTTGGGGATCTTCCGGGTCACGCCCAGGGCTTCCACCAGTTTCTTGATGTTCTCGCTGAACAGCTCGACAAACTCTATTTCACGTACCCGCGCCAAGTCCTCTCGCTTGATCAGATTGGTTTCTGCTGCCATAACTGCTTAGTCTCCTTTCTGGAATAACGCCATATTGGTAGCAATCGCGGCCCGGCGCTCCTGCCGGTCTTTGATTGCCATAATGTCGTTCTTGTTGGTGTAGCTGCTGCCAGCCCCGGCAGGCGGGGTGGCGGTCTTGGCCCCTTCGGTTTTGGTCTGGCTGACCAGTCCGGCGTAATCTCCGGCCACCAAAGCGTCCAGAGCCTTCGCGTCCTTGATCTTTCCATCCTCGCCCAACTCAAGGGCCTCAATCTCCGCCCCGCTGCCGCGCATGGCGATGTCCAGGGCCTTGCCGGTGATGTTCTTGCTCTCAAAGTACGCCCGGGCGGCAGCTTCCTTCGCCGCTTTGGCCTCTTTGGCAGTGATCCCGGCCTTATAGTCGTCAAATTCCTTCTTGACCTTGTCGTGCTTGTCCTTCCAGCCGTCATCCTTCGCGGTGGTCAGGGCCTCCCGCGCCTCGTCCAGCTCCTTTTGGACGGCGGGGAGCTTTTCGGCGTCTGCCTTATAGGTGGCAAGCTGCTCTTTCAAGCCGTCCACCGTGTCGGTATGTGCCTCGATAATCTGGTCTGCCTTGTCGCCCTCGATATCCAGGGCTTTGAGCATCTTTCGTGTCAGTGCCATGTGTTCGTTCTCCTTTTCTTTGGCCCCGGTTCCTTGGGGGCGAACGTTGTATAAAAACCGCCTGTGCGGGTTTTACCAAAAAAGCGTGGACATTCACTCCCTCTCT